TAGAAGTCAGTTTGGTTGATAGCAGTTACAAAGTAGATACCAGTGCTGATACCACTATTGGTTGAATTGTCCCAATAAACCTTATCACCAGTTACATAGTTGTGATTTAGGAGTTGATTAGTGTTTGCTCCTAGACTGAATGAGGAGTCGTAAGACTGTAGGGTATAAGTAAACCCACCACCAAGTAAAGGTGTCCCAAAACCGTCCACAACCTCCACTGAGGAACTTTTTGTAAAGACCTTATTATCAGTTGCAAAGATAGGATAGTTAGGTAGACCAGAAGAAGTGATATAGAAGAATTCTTCGTTCTTATCTAAGTAACTATTATGAACTCCAACAGGAAATTCATCTACGCCTGGGAAATAGTCTGAGTTGTGAGATGCTTTAGTAACTGTTTTTGTAATTACATTTGGATTGACTGGAATTGCTGTGGCAGTCTGAACAACAACAGTATTTGCATAGACCTTAGAAGTATTGCTTGCGTCATACTCAATATCCTTAACTGTAATAAGAGAAGACTCTCCATTTTGATTTTTGATGACTAAAACTTCGTCAACGTAGAAAACAACAGAATCAAAGATACTAATTCTGTAAGTATTGACGTTTACCTGACTAACTTTAGAAATATTATGACTGGAAGGAATATTATAGATCCAGTTATTGAATTGTGGCTTTTGCCCTAAGTCTGTACCGAATGAAAGCAACTTAAGACTGTCACCAATTTGCATATTGGTGGATTGACTTGCATCTGCATTATCAATGACGTTTACAAGTCTAAATTGCATTATAGATGTTTGGCCAAAACCAGCATAAGCGTATGCAAGTTTATTTTCAAGAATATCTGCACCAAATATCAAGTCAGTAGAGATTCCAGAAACGCCTAGGAACTGATTAATAGTTTTATCGTTATAACTGACGTTTAGGAAGTTAGAACCCTTTGTAGGTCTTACAAGAAGAGTTCCTGACTGTCCGAATCCAACTGTAGAGTCAACTACAATCGTACTTGACGCAGCATTAATGATCTCAAGTGTTTTTGTCTTACCAGGCACTTGAAAATTGCCATCAAATGATGTAGAGTCCAATGACAACTCGAAAAAGTCAGTCTGGTTGATCGGTCTATACTCTACATTGTAGATTGAAGCACTTACAGTACCAATTCCAGCAACATCTTGGAATAAGAAATTACCAATAGATTCCAATGGTTGTCCACCGAAAAGGTTTTCAACTAAAACATGTTTGGTTTTGAAATATACGTTTGCAGACGGAGTTAGAGTACTATCAATCGGTTTGAGGAGTTCAATGTCCTCACCGTATAGAAGTTTGAAAAGAATCTGGTAGGAAGCGTCAGTTCCCTTCGACATGTAGAAGTCTTTTGCCCTAGTAAGGATGTTAGTAACAGATGTACCAGAGATAAAGTTTCTGTTTTCAAATCCAGGCAAAAATTCAGTCTTGAATTTTGAAAAGAATGTTTGTAGGAATAGATTGCTTAAATTTAAGACTACAGATCCACTTGGATGTGCAACTGACTCTGTTTCGTTGAACTGTAGGAACTCAGCATCATCGTCTTTTGATATTTGATCAATACCACTGAATCCTCTAGCACATTCCACAAAGGATGTGGCAGTTTTAGACTTGTAAGTTATAATCTCGTTTTCAATCTTCAACAAACCATAAGTATCTGGCCAACCAACTGTTGAAGCAACTTCAATTACGTCGTCACCAGCAAAACAAGATGCGGTAAGAGCGGTATTTGGTATTAAAGTCTCATTATTGAAGGCACTAATCTTTCTATACTCGGCAAGGTTGTTTGCCAAGTCAGTCATACCTGATTGATGTTCCTGAGACTGGTAATACAGATCTAGGAAAGACTGGAACAGTGCAGACTCTTCGTTAATGAACTCAGGAATCTGAGACTCAACTAAATGAGATATCTTTACTCTTTTAATATCTGTCATTTATCTTGTGTAGATTGATTCGCTAGCGTAACTAGATGTTGTGACGTAGGCAGTAGCAGATGTATTCTCACCAGAGGATACAACGTCAGGAAGTGCATTAACAGAACTGTTGGTAACGTCTAACTGTAGATAAAGATCTTTAAGAGCGATAACATCATTAGACTGAGGAATTGCCTCAACCTGTATCTGACCATTCGCTAAAGAAGTACCTGTTATATTTACCACATCAAGATTGATCTCTCCGTGAACGTAATCAATTGTACCAGCATCATTTTTGACGACTAAAGGTAGGTTGTTTTCAAGTTTAAAGAAAATGATCTTACCTACATCAGTTCCAGCGATAGGAATATCTCCCATGTAAATGGTTCCAGAGATATTACTTACGTTAAATCCTGTGGAACGTATTCCATATCCATTACGTTGTTTAAAGAACGCATTTCCATAACAAAGTTCATAAGTTGCAAAAGTATTGATCTCAGGAGTGATGTCCCTTCTCATTTTTACCTTTGTAATGTTAGAAGTAACACCCCTTGCAGAGTTATCAACCAATCCAACAATTTTAGAGTACTTAAATCTTCCACCAAAAGCATTGATATCAGATGATCGTGAATATGATGTCAAAGCCTTTGTTACAGATGTAACTAATTCAGTGGCATCTGAAAGTGCGTTACTATTGTAGTAGACAGAAGTGTCAACTTCAACGTAAAGATATTTGAGGTCAATAATTTCTGGTTTGATACCAGCAATAGAATATTGTTTAAGTTGTCTGGAGATATCGTCCTTTGTAATCTGTGAAAGGAAAGAACCATTCTTTGGTTTGATGGAAATGAACACTTTTCCATACTCAGGTGGATCAAGTTCCTCTCCACCGTAGGAGGTCACAGATTCAACGTTAGGATACACGAATGGAATTATACCTGTGTAGTCATTTGCCGTCACTGCACGGTATTGTGAGGAGTATATACGAGGTGCTAGGTATTTGATAGAACTAATGTCTTCAATATTGTCTCCATCAGCTGCTGCCTGTGAAGTTCTGACAACTGAGATGCCTGATGTTACCGATTGCCCTTGATCATCCTCCAAAACTCCGACAAATGAGAATTTTCTAGCTTCGTTTCCGTTCTTTCCATTTGTGACAATGTAATTTACGGTAACTGTAGCTCCAGCTGGCGGTCTTTTTCCTAAAATACCGTCTCCAAAGAGAAGTTCATACTGTTCATCTTCAATTTCTTGAATTAGGAAGAGTTTTGACGTAGCATCGACTCTTAAAATGTTATCATAGAGTGTATAAATCTCTTTTGTCGTAGATTCGACAATAACACGAATAGAAGTTGAGTCAATATTTGCGTTTGGAAGAATAAAACGTTGATTTGGTTGAGAATAATCAACTTGGAAAGTTTTTTGAAGGTAAATTCCTTCGTAAATGTTTAAATTATTAAATCTAGCTACATTAGTTTCGTCTGTTGTTGCAACAAAGTCGTCTGGAATCGAAAAAATGTAAGATCCACCTTGTTGAGCACCTAAGGCAACCTGTCCAGCCTTCAAAGTTACGATTCTAGTTTCATTGTCACCCATGTTTACTGAGAAATTGATGACTGCCCTAGCAGATCTAGTCGATCTAGGTACATATCCAATGTTTCTAGCAAGTGAAACAACGTTTTCTCTTAGAGTTGCACTGTCAAGGAAGCACTCATTGACTGCCATGTTAGTATTGTAGGCAGTAATGTAACTATTGTACGCTAAAAGATCAATTAGAATCGAAAAGTTAGATCCCTCAAAGTCAAAATCTGAGAAATCACTATTAGTTCTAAGGTAATCTTTGATTTGAGCTCGAAGATCAGCGAAGTCTAGGTTTGTGAATTGATTGAAGGACATTATATTCTAGTTGATTGAAGGATAAAGTCTACATTTTGTCTTGGAATAGTTAATCCAACGATATCGTAAGCAATAGTTATGTTTAAATTATTGGTATCAATAGGAACAGATATCTGACACTTAATATTATTGATTCTAGGTTCAAAGTTTTCTAGCAGAAGGTACAAATCATCCTCTAAACTGTAGGCCATAGCCTCATCAGCATTCTCAAATAGAGAATTTTCAATCTCACTTCCTAAACGTGGAGCATAAAACCTCTCTCCAAGCTTAGTTCTTACCAAATTCTCAACAGATCGCTTGATTGCATCCTCATTTGTCAAAGATCCAATGTCATCTGTGACAGGATGCTTTGCAAAACTAAGACTAATATCCCGAAAATACCTTTTCTGGACTAACGCTCTATCGATTTTGGACATTATTCACTCAGATTTTGTTTTCTTTTCTTATCATTAGTGTCATCGCCAACAACTTCACGCAACATATCGTCTGATTCTTCTGGTTTTTCGATAAAACCATCGTCAGGAATGGTGAATTGGGTGTTTTTTAACTTCATCTTGGACAAAATTATTATCATTATGTATTTAGACACAAAAAAAGACCCTTTTTAGGGTCTTTGAAAGAATTATAAGTTAATATCAACCAGCAGATAGTGGAGACTGTGATGAATTGGTGTTTGCGGCAGCCTTTTTGCGAGCTTGAGCGCTAACATCGTACTGACCTTTGACACTGCCGTCCTTAAAACCAGCGCTTTCTACATTCCTTGGTGACTTTGTAGGATCTGAATCCATAACTACTTTCCTTTTTTTCTTTTATTTATCAATTTGAGCCCGTAATCGGTCTGGAGAAATACCTTCTGAGAGGTAAAACTCCAGTCTGGATTGTGCTTCGTCCTTAGTAAGACCTGTATCTTGCTTAGGATTGTTTACACACCATCCAGAAGTACCCAATTCGACTACTTTGTACTTAGTATCCATTAGAGAATCCTTGTTTTTTCGTGTCCAACGCGAATCTTAGGATCAATCCAAATCTCCATACCAGCTTCTTTTGCATCTAAGCAGAAAGAAACGTCCTCTCCACACATATCTTGGACTTCTCCTGAGTCAAAGACTTGCATTTTAGGTGCAAACCAAGGATACTTCATCTCTGTATGTTCAAATACACCGTTCTCGATGAGCAACCAACCAAATCCAGTGTAGTCAACTGTGAAAGGCTTGCGACGACGAGAGATAGATTCAATGGTTTCGTGATTCATAACCCCACCATTCTTGGCAAAGTCCTCTTCTTCCAACCAATGTGCCACTGAAGTGGTCTTTCCATCCTCTGTGCAATACCAACCACCTGCAATCTGTTTCTGCATCCAAACCAAACGGTAGAACTTCTCTGTATCAAAGACGATATCAGAGTCAATCCAGAGTTGCCAGTCGTACTTGAGTTTACCATCCCAAGGAACTTGATCAGGTCCACGCAATACGTTTGCACCTAGGCACTTGCAACGTGCAAAGTTGACCATAGATGAGTAGTCTTGACTGATCTGAATAGAAGAACCATTCTGAACTAGATCAAAACAAAGTTGAACGAAATTCTTGAGGAAGATATATGACACGCCTCTGCCTGGTAGACAGAATACGATCGCTTTTCCTTTTGCTAATGCCTTCGCTTCCTCAAGATTAAAATCATCCTCGACTTTCTTAGTCTTGGGAGCGTTTGCTTTTACTGTAAATCCTTTAGCCATAACTTATTGTCAGTACATAGTAAGTATACCACGGTCAAATCAATTTGTCCATAGTGTTATATTATATAGTCACGAAATCAAAGGAACTCCTGACTATTACAGGGACCTAGAGGCATATGTTGATCATAGGCTTCTCCGTAAACCATGCTGTTGATTGTGATGTCGCCAGCAACGGATATTCTCTTTTCATCTGTTAACCAATGGGGGTAAACCGCATGATAACAGTCACTTGGAAAGAGTAATAGATGTCCCTCATTGTATTGTTTTTCTAATTTCCAGTTGACCTTACGAGTCCTACCTACAATATCACTATAGGTAAGTATAAAGTCCCCTGCCTCTGGGTGCATAGTATGTGGAACATGTTGTTCCTCTTGTGAATGATAAGGTATATTCAACCATGCCACAAAAGAAAACACTGAGTCATGATTATGTAATGCTTGATATTGTCCCCTACCAGTTTTATTCACCCAGAACTTCTGAAAGGTAAGTTCATGTATATGAGTTGTTTTGAGTTTCTCAGGAAACCCCCACTCTTCAATATACTCGTTTACTGCTTCGTTTAAAACTTCTTTCTGAAAGCGATTACCATCATCTATAAGCATCCACTGTTGATGTGATTGCTTTGGTTCATACTTCTCTATTAAAGAGTAGAGAAAATC